TAAACCTCCAATGATTGATTTACTTGATCTTTGTTTTGTTTTAATTGTCTTGCTTGTAACCCCGTTAATATTCTTTTTATTTGTTGGAACCTTTTTGGAGATGATAGACCAATGGCGTTAATGTTTTGTTTGTTATTGTTTAGATTTGAAATTCCACTTATAAATTAAAAGACAGAAATGAAAATTAAAACAGCTAAAAAACTAATGTCTAATATAAAGTTTGGACAAACCAGAAATGCGGCTAGAAAAGACTTAGGACAAGGACTACGTGTTCAGGAAATAGAAGTCACCGCCGACGATATTGTAAACAAGTTCCACGAACAAGGAGGGTTGTGCTATTGGTCAGGAATAAAAATGAATGAAGACTTTAATTACATAAAACGACATCCACTTGCAATATCCGTAGACAGGCTTGATAATAAACTTGGGTATGTATATGATAATTTAGCGTTAACTTTAAGGGTATTTAATTTAGGCAAGGGGTCATTTATCGGAGATTTCTCACTCGTTATAAAACAAATCAGAGAAAGCTGGGCGGAGCAATCATTTAATGAGTAATTTTGAACAGAGATGTAAGAATGATCCAGATAAAGTTATCAACAGTTTCACCAGAAGTATTTGAAAAATTTAACTCCCAACTAAAAAAAAGAAGGCTAAAATAAATGAATAAACTAAATATGCAGGCGCTTGCGGTTTTCCTTGTCTTATTCGGAAGTCTTGGGGCTGGATTCATTGCAGGTCAAACAAAACAAGTATGGAATTATGAAAAAGAATTGTCGGATATTATTGACTGGAACACTAAACAGATTCACAGTCTTGGAGTAAATTCCGCGATTCAAAAACAAAACGCAGAACTTCTCATTCAAGTCCTTAATGTACTTGAGGGTAACGAAACAAAGGTTGTACCGAGACATATCCCTCTAGGAATGTTAAATAGTGATGGACCTATTGAAGATGACGATATGCCTCATACTTTTGAGCAGGTTAATATGGATCAGAAGGAAGTAGACAAGGGTATTCGTGCAGCGGCTCAGAACAATCTTTTCCAGAGTGAGGTACTTCATAATATTCTAAGAAAAATTAAAGATATAAAAAACGAAAATAAAGAAAATCAATTTCCTTTGTACTACGCCCCCAAAAAAATAAAGGGACTGGTATGATAAAAATATTCGCGATTCTATTGCTTTTTAAAATAGGTCATGATACAACCATAGTTGATACATTTGATATGGTAGAAGTTAATCATTACCACAACGATGTGGGCGCAGAGCGCTGGTCCCAGCTAATCTTTTGGGATTGGGATTTAGGAAAGACTAGACTTAATGTTCATTACTGGAAAATTATGAAAGGTGCTTACGAGAAAACAAAAGAAGGTGAAAATAAATGGAACAAAAGAGTTAGAGATATTGCCGATAATATTAAAAACTGGGAAAACAGAAAACATTTTTTAGACAATGCTAAATATCATGGAGAATTTATAGGTGGAAAATTATTTCCAGTAAAAAATTACAAATCTGGATATTATGAAATAATATTTTACGAGAAATACGGATCACATAGTATCAGAAGAAAATTACAGGCTAAGACATTTAGAGAAACCCATACAACATATGATGTAGAAGTTTTTGATAGAAAAAAGTTTCACCAAGACTATCGAAGGGGACTAACAGAACCAAAGAACATCAATCCAATAACTCCTGAATGGCTAGATTGGCAAAATATATTAAAAAAGTCACTTTCTCATCCATAAAACTTGGCAAAACAAAAGCGATATGCTATAATATGTATATGAAACGATAATGGAGTTAATAAGCAAAGGGAGTTGGAAAACTATAGATAAATGGGAACCGTTAGATGCAAAATGACGCTAATATGTCTGACTCTCAATTTATGAGATTTCAAACAAAAGCTCAAGATAAAATGAAGAAACACGTTGACAATTTAGATAAAGACCTTAGAATAAAAACTCTAAAGAAAAGATTCGAGTCGAAAAAAAATCACAAAAAAACATTCTGGGATAGATTATTAAAATGGTTGAAGTTGAAATAACAGAAGAAATGAAACAGCGAGCATGGCGCAAAGCTCGCGAAATGGGACAACTAAACAATTCAATAACCAAAGGGGATGGCAATATTGCTGGATTTATTGGCGAAGAAGTCGCAAACCAAATAATAAAAGGTACAATAAAAAATACCTACCACTACGACATCATTGATGATAGAAATGTAAAGTGGGATGTAAAAACAAAGAGATGCACAAGCCCCCCAAGAGATTACTATGAATGCTCGGTCGCAGCATTTAACACAAAACAAGAGTGCGATAACTATGCGTTTATAAGAATTGAAAACGTGAATGGTCGATGGGGTAGAGCTTGGTTCCTCGGTTCCTATAACAAAATCGACTACTTTAATGATGCTAAATTCTTAAAAAAGGGCCAGATTGATCCAGACAACAACTTTAAAGTTAAAGCTGACTGTTACAACCTACCGATAAGTGAATTAAAATACAAAGAAGGATTACAGGGATAAGGTTAATGAAGAACAGGGTTGAACTATTGGGATACTACGGATCTGACACTACGATTGCTTGCAGCGCTTGGACTTCTACAAGTAGGAATCTTACGGATGAAAAACGAGAAAGAATTAGACCACTCATTGAAATGCTATGGATCAATGGACATGAGACACCGTTCGAGAAAGGCAGCGTACACTTTTTGGTTGATACTGATATTGCTAGTCATATACACTTGCTCAAGCATCGTATTAGCTCACTTAATGCCGAGTCTGCTCGCTATAAAGAATTAAAAGAAGATAAGTATTACCTGCCGGAAGATTGGGATGATATTACTTGTACCGAAGTAATCAGATACCCAACTGAATGTGGAGCAAAATGGACTGATATTTTAAGAGTTTACACAGAATATGGTAATGAACTCTATCATCAGTGCGTCAAAGACCTCGAACCAGTATTGGGACGCAAGAGAGCAAAAGAGTCAGCACGATTCTTCAAGACCTACAACAGTCAGATCCAAGCTGATGTGATGTTTAATATGCGTAGTTTTGCTAACTTTATACAATTAAGAAATAGCGAACACGCACAAAAAGAGATTCGTGAGATCGCACAACGGATGTGGGATTTAGTCGCCACTATCGAGGGCGAACCATTTAAGTTTACACTAGAAGCTATTTGGAATGGGAGAAGTTGATATGAGTTTTAAAGCAGAAGCAATAAATTCTTTGATGTTGCGAGCAGCGGCAGATAGAGCAGAAGCAATGACAAGTTTGGAGATTATGTTTAATCATCCAGCGGGCATTGGAGATCACAGCACTGGCGATCTTCATAATAACTTAAACGAAGCGCTTTCTAATCTTGCTGACGCAGAGGACAGGATCGAAACACTAAAAAGAAACTTCGGACCTTGGTTGCCACTACATGAGGATATGTAATGTATGAATATATTGCTAAAGTTGATCGCGTGGTTGACGGTGATACGGTGGATTTTATTGTTGACCTTGGATTTAATGTCAATATAAAGATCAGAACTAGACTAATTGATGTTGATACGCCAGAAAGAGGGCATGAAGATTGGACAAAGGCTACAGATAAATGTTCAGAATTATTAAGGTCTGTAGCGGAAATAAGCTTTGAGGATAAACCAGATGAAGAATGTTGGGTAAAAATAAGAACAACAAAAACCGGAAAATATGGAAGATGGCTGGTTGACATTCCCGGAGTTACCGATATACTTAAAGAGACATGGCCCTACAAAGGATAATTGTGTATAGATATATGGAGATTTATAACTTTAACGGCTTAATGTCATGGAAAAACCTACAGATACAGAAAACTTAGTTGTCAGGAGGATTACCTCCATTTTTGATTGGCCTCTACCACCAGAGGAAATAATTAGGGTATATTCTAATTTTTATACAATAATAAAAGATTCTATAAGATCAGGAACGCTCGACTGGTTATTTTTCTCAGATATTACTAAACTAGACATCAAGCAAAGAAAAGAGTACAGAAATAAAATTGCCGACTTAGGGCATGAATTACGGCCAGACGAGTTAAATCAATACATTTGCATAATAATGCTTGTTATGATTAACATAGAAAAGGAAACGAAAAAAGAAAATGGGAAGACCTTGTAAATGCTGCGAAGATGAGACTTCTAGTGGTTCTAGTATTTCTAGTAGCTCCATTAGTTCTAGCAGTGCCAGTAGTTCAAGTAGTTCCAGTAGTTCAAGTAGTTCCAGTAGTTCCAGCAGTAGCTCTAGTAGTAGTTCTAGCAGTAGTTCTAGTAGCTCCAGTAGTTCTAGTATTTCTAGTAGTAGTTCTTCGTCTAGTTCTTCTTCTTCTTCGTTGGCGTCATCATCTAAGGATTCTAGTGATATACCTTCTGTGTCTTCAGGTATTGCTTCAAGTTTTGTTAGTAGTCAAACCCCTAGCTCTGGGTCGGTGACACCTGTAAATTGCTGCGAGGGGGATGAGGCGGGTTATTGCCAATATCTTTGCGAAGGTGGCGTGGGCAATTTGGATCTCGACAATTGTAGTACCTTGTTCCCTCCTACTGCATATCCAGATCCATGTCAGGGGACAGGAGGGAGCGGTGGTGAGGGAGACCCATCTTGCGAAGAATGCGAATGTCCTAACGGTTCCACCTTCACATGCCCTCCCGGCGTTGGAGAATTTCAAACTTGGGTTGTAAAATGTTTTGTTCCGACTGCTAGTGGTCCTGTGAATTGCGATGATATTTGATTTTAAACAAAAGAGGAAAAAATGAAAAGTACGAAAATACTAGGAAATCCAAACGCAAAATGGTGCGACATAAATTGTGATAAGTTAGTACAAATAGGAGATAGTGAAGAAAAAAAATACTGCCAACTAGCCTCAGACGCTCAGGGGTGGTCCGTAGAAACGAAACCTTATTACTGTTCCATTTGCTTATCTGAGGATAACCCTAAGCAACTAGGAAATAGAGGTGTAAGAATAGCCACAACAACCGCAGCAAAGGCTAGGAATAAGGATCTTATTTTATCAGTGGAAGAAAGAATCGGAGAAGGTGTTGGGTCTGAGCTGCATAAAATGATTCCAAAATTCCTTGAAAATAAGACCTGTGGCTGTAGGGACTGGGCTAAAAAAATGAATATATGGGGTCCAGATAAATGCGAAGCAAACAGAGAGAAAATTGTAGATAAATTAGTTGAAGAATCTAAAAAGCGAGCAATTTTTAGCTGGGTTCCAGAATTAGCTACAAGAAAAGTAGCCAATAACTTATTAACAACATCTATAGACAGGGTAAAAAATAATATACTTAACGATAAATGGTCAGTGGTTGTAACTACCGCTCCAAGGAAAGACCCCACCCTGTCTGTGTGTCTCGATTCTTTATTAATATCTGGCTGGAACGCTAAGATATTCGCAGAACCGGGAAATTACGATTACTTAAATGAAGAATATACCGGTAATGTTATTTTTAACAGTGAAAAAAGGGGCGTATGGTGGAACTGGGTAGATAGTTGCAGATGGGCTTTAAAAAATACCACTGCTGAAAATATAATGACAGTACAGGACGATTCCCTTTTTCATCCAGATAGTAAAAGTTTCGTAGAAAATTTCCTTTGGCCCAGAGAAGATACTGGGTTCGTGTCTCTTTATACACCAAAACATTATAGTGTTAGAGGTCATTTAAAAAGTAAACCACCTCGTCCCGTTGGTTTAAATAAAATATTTACAAGATCCCTATGGGGAGCTTGTGCTTTGATTTTTCCTAGAAGTGTTCTTGAGGAAATGATGGATGATCCCTTTATAGACGAATGGAGAGGGGCAAACCTTAAAACAAAGTCTGCTTGGGAGAAAAAGAAGAAAGAACGTGGAGAAAATCCACACATGATTGCTAATAGTGATACGGCTATAGGAAAAATGATGAACAAAATGAAAAAATCAATGTGGTTTATGGACCCATCACCGGTACAACATATTGCAGAATACTCGGCAATGGGACATGGTGGAAACAAAGGACGTAGAAACTGCGGAAGATGTGCAAAATTCTCCACATCTTTGAATGAGCAGGTTCCTTTTAACATTAATGGAATAGAGCCAGAAAATATAATAGAATATAAAAAATTATATAAAAACTAAAATATAGTTGACTTCTGTTAAAACCAATGTATCATATATATGACGCGAAAACCAGCGAGAAGTAATAGTATCGTTAACTTAATTGTTAGTGGTTTTCGTCTACCCCACTACAAGATCGCAACTTGTGGTTCAGTGCAAGGGGCGTGTGGCTACTCGTAAGGCCACTTTTTACCACATAGGAGAAATTATGCTTGTTCAGTGCAAAATTCAAGACTGGGTTGTAAAACTCAAGCAGCGTGAATGTAGAATATACATTTATAAAGCAGACAAAGAGATTAAGTCTGTAAAAACAAAACTGTTTAAGGATAGGGGAATGATGATGTTCCCTAAAGAATTACATAAATTGATTTGTAAAGACTTGACAGCGGCTAATACTTATGACCGCTTTCTTGACAGATACTACACTTGGGACGAAGATGATACGGAGTGTTAAATGAATACAGTATATGAAAAATACAAAAATAACAAAACACACTCTCCGTGGATTTCGCTTGAAGGCGCGCTTCTTCCATATAAAAACGGAGAAGGCGAGATAGTGGTTTGGGAGGAAGTTTTCGGTGCTTTAAAGTCGTTTTCAGTAATTGCTGGACGGGAAGAGCAAAGGTGTTGGAGTCAGGCTATCTGCAAGGAATCGTCCTCAGAAGATCCATATATAGTAGATAGATGGGATAAAATTTTTTTTAAAACAGCTAAAGAATGGTCATCATTAAGTCCAGATAGTCAAACCAAATGCGGCTGCGTTCTGGTAACAGGAAAAGAAATAACTAGCACCGGTTACAATGGTTTCATGCGTGACCTACCTAAAGATTCATTTCGTGATTTCGACGAAGAGCTGCCTAAAACTCGTCCAGAAAAATATCCTTACATGATTCATGCAGAGCAAAATGCAATATACAATGCTGCAAGGCGGGGTAGGTCAACAATAGGAACAACAGCATATATAACGGGCATACCATGCTTAGGATGTTTGCAAGCACTGTATCAATCTGGCGTTAAGGAAGTAAAATTTACCGACATTTCGAACCCTAAGATAGTAGTGTGTGGAAGTGATTATGATAAAATATGCTTTATGGCTTGGAGTGCTGGATTGGTTAAAAAATATTTCCCAAAAGAGATACTTTTTTGAAAAATATGTTGGTAAACCAGCAGATTTATGCTATAATACAGTGTATCAGATTTAGCGGGTTTAGCCCGATTAACATTTAACTCGAATGAGGCAAGTATCTATGACAGATTGGGAGTCAGTTTTAAAAACTAGGAACGACAGAAGCATAATTATGGCATTTGCAGAGGGACTGTGTTCAGGCAGGCAGCTTACTCTTTATTTTACGGACAAAACCCCACAGGCGGGTATTGTTAGGAATTTGCTCAGAAGGTATGGCGTAAATCACGCAAGAACTCTGGCTGGAAAAGCGTTGTCTCGTAGACAACTTGTTTAATAGTATTGGTTTTAACTTTTAGGAAGTGTTTATATGTATAACAATCGTGTTGATCTCAAAGGAAATCTTACCCGTGAACCTGAATATAAGGATATTAAGGGTACTAAACTTCTAACTTTTCGACTTGCGGTAAACGAGTCAATAGGAAAAGATAAGGAAGAAACGACTTATATCGACGTTGAGGCTTGGCGTAACCATTCTGATTATGCGGAGTCCGTAGGTCTAAAAAAGGGCGACCGAGTTCATGTAGTTGGACGACTGAAACCCAATAACTGGAAGGACAAGGAGACAGGAACAAACAGAGAAAAACTCTCCGTTGCCGCTCAAACATTCTCCAAAGTTTACAAGCCTGCATCACAACCGATGCACGCTTCTGTTTCTGGTCATAGCTCTGACGCGCTTGATGTAACCTTTTAGTGAAAAGATGAATAATTACTTTAGTATAAAATCAAAAATTATGAACGTAGATGACCGTATCCAAATCTTACAGGAAAGGTCTTATCGTCCAGATATAGGTATTTCTGAGTCAAAAGAAATTGACAAAAGAAAGAAGAAGTTGATAAAAACTAAGGAGAAGCTATTGAGAAAACTTGAGCAAATTGAGCCTGATCCGAAGTACGATCTTTGATCCCGGCTTTGCCAGATATGATTGTAGACGTTATTATTGATGTTGTGCAGGACTCGGACTCGTTATCCGACACCTCCACTTTATTTCCGCCCACCTACACCGTTTTTTGTGTATAATAAGATATACCATTAAACAAAGGAGGATGGAAATGTCGAAGATAACTGTAACGTGTGACACTTGTAACAAAGAGTTTGAAAAAGCGAGGAAAGAATATAACAGAAGAATTAGATTAGGAAAAGACAAATTTTACTGTAGTTTATCTTGCTCTGGTAAAAGTCCTGAAAATGTTAAACACATCGTGTCTAACGGATCAGGTCATCCAGTGTGGGAACTTAACAACCCTAAAAAGCAGGACGAATATAGTAAGTTTCGACCTATTCTAAAAATGTTACGATCAAGGATCAAAGAAAGGCCGAGAGACTTCAATCTCACTCTTGAGTACCTCAAAGAAATTTGGGAGACACAGGAGGGTGAGTGTCCTTTTACTGGATTTGACCTCGAACTAAGAACATATAAAAGTGATAGTCAACTTAACATCAAGAGTGCAAGTCTTGATAGAATTGACAACTCAAAAGGATATGTTCAAGGTAATGTAAGATTCGTTTCTGTTATGTTTAATTTTGCTCGCAATAAATTTTCAGATGAAGAAGTTATTGAGTTCGCACAAGCGGTTATCAAAAATCGGGGGTGAATTGAATCGACTGACAATATGATGTAATAATTGCAATCCGTAGTTGGAATCAGGGCTACGTTAAAATGATTCTAAATTTTTAATTGCAGATGAAAGTCTCGCATTGGCAGCTTAGGTTGTCTGGGGTTGTTATGCCTTATTACCCAATATAGCCAGTTTTATGCAAACCGTTTCTGTAAAAAACGGTATTTTGTTTCATACTCCCAAAGGAGATTTTAATATGCCACTCTTTCCAGATGATGGTTTTATAAAGAGGAATAGACTCGTCAGACGAGTCGCAGCGATTGGAGGTGTTCTAGTGGGAATTTATTTCCTTGGAGCATCTCAAGGTTGGTGGGATAGGTTTTTATTCTGACCAACTATTTTTGGATGTACTGTAGCACAATGGTAGTGCGTT